TGCCATCTCTATTCAAATAGATTTTATCTATTCTTCCAACATAAAAATTATATGACAATTCAACTGAAGTATTGGGAGTTAATATAAATTCAGAATTATCAGAAGTCTCTGAAAAATCTTTTCCATCAAATTCAAAGGGAGATCTATCGCTTAATAAAGAATAGTTTTTAATTCTCGGTCTTATATCAATTCCATCACTGTTGCGAATATAACCATCTCTATATGGAACTAACGGAATTGATTGATAATTATCCGCCGGATAACTGTTAATAGTGAAGAAATCACCATTGTCACCACTTGGAACTGAATAATTTTGAAAAATGATTCTAATTTTTTTCTTTGGCTCTTTATTCTTTGATGATCTCAATAATCTTGAGTAATCATAATACTCATCTCTTATTCCATTGTCAAAATAATAATCAAATAGTATATTTTTATCACCTACAGTAGAAGATAAGCATCTTGCTGTTATTCCAGATGTTAATGCTATAAATTGCTCATTTGCAGAAAAAGGAGTATCATTTAGATACTGAATTTCTATTTTATCAGTATTAATTTTTTTGACAATAAGTGCTTTGGCTGCTGTTGTAAATGATCTTATTGTCTCACCAATTACATATTCATTATTAGTTGTTGACGAACTCGTAATTTCCGAAATAGTTAACGTTGGTAGAGATGGATCATCTTTTGTTGAAGACTCATAAACACCATAAACCTTAAAAACATCACATGTGTTGAGTGAAATTTCTTCATCTTCAACTCTTGTACCATATACGGGAGAATATGTTAAACCATTATCTAATGTAGTTACACCAATACCAGATTGAATATATTTTGATCTTGAAATTATTAAGTCCTGTATCTGATTAAAAGTTTTTGTTTTTGATTGTATGGTTTTTTTATCTAAAGTGCATGTCAAAACGGAATTTGTAGTTCCGGAACCCGGAATTATTAATTCTATGTCTCTAACATACAAAATTCTTCCAATTATTTGTATATTTCCTGACCTCAATGGAATAATTGTACCATTGGAATTAACAAGTCTATAATTATTAACAGAAAAAGATTTCCAGAAAACGCTAGGTTGATCTTGAAAATCTGGAATTGAATCCAAATCAATCAAGAATTCGCCAGTTGATGCATCAATACCTGTAAATTGATATGTAATTTCAACATCTCCTTGAGACAGATCCACAGAAGAAATATTTAAATATTTTAGTCTGTTAAAGAAAGATCCATAATTTTTACTTACAAAAGATGGTCGTACTAAAAATAAATTTGAAGTATCAATTTGCTCTGTAGTTACAGATCCATCACAAATATTAGTTACAGTAGTTATTCCAGCAATTGTGAGTTTTCTTGCTGCAGAATCTATTCCAGTAATTTTGTTAAAAGTTAGTACACTGCTTCCGGGTTTAGAATAAGCAATAATATCATCAAGTCTAATCAAATTATTAAAACTTGCGTTAGATGCAGTTATAACTCCAACTGTAGTGCTTCCATCAACCTCACCAGTAATTAAAAAGTCTGATCCAGTTGCTGTTAAATTGAATCCGGAATCAAGAACAGTATCTGCATTAAATGAAGTTTGTAAACCTAAAGAATTTGAATCTTGGAAGATTGATTTTATATCTGAAATAGAATAATCATAAATTGATGTTGTAATATAATTTTGTTTAATACCATTAACTATTAGATTTTCATTCTGTATGAACTTTCCTGTAGTGTTTGTCAATGTTAAAATATTTTCACCGACACCAACTGCATACTTTAAATATCCTGTTGCACCGCTTGAAGAACCTTTAATGTAAGCTGGAAGAGATAATTCAGAACCGATAGTATTGACACCAACTAAAGCAAAAGTTTGTATATCATAAAGATATAAATTAAATTGACTCGTCTCATCAGAATATTGATCATCCGACACAAAATCATATACTCTTGCCGTTCCAATTGTCGTAATACCAACTTGATTATATCCAGAAGACAAATCTCTTCTCAAATTTCTGAGATCAACTGTAGTTGAGTTTTCATATCCAATTTTAGGCCAACCAAATATATTGTTTACCTTTATTACTGTGCCATTATCAACAAAGATTGCATTAGTTGATACTCCAGTTGTTGTTCTTGGTTTTTTTACATCAATAAATTCTGGAGATAACGTTTCAATATCATATCCTCTAACATATGCCTTTCCTGGCATAATTTGATACGTTAAGAGATCATCTGATGGTGTATTTCCACTGGGTGTTGTCTGATTTGCATAAAACAATCCTTCATTTCCAGTCAGATTGTTTAGGGTTTCTTTTGCAAATACTTCAAAGGGTTTGAGAGTGTAATCTCCAGATTCATCATAAGTTCTCCTAGCTAATTCATCTCGTATTAGACTGTACTGCGATCTATCTACAAACTTTTCTATAACCCCATTTCTCAGCCTAACTAATTCAATAAAATCTTGGTCATTAAAATCATTTATATCTTTCTTATATAAAATTAAAGAAATTTTTAATCTATCCGCTCCAGGAGCAGCATAATTTGAAAATCCTTGAGAATTGTCATTGAGAGAATTATCATCTAAAGATGAGACAATACTTTCATCCACAATAAGTCCAACTCTACATGTTGGTTTGTTATTATATTGGTCAACGATAATTGTTTGTTTTTTTACGTTGATAAAATAACCCCTAGTATAATAAACACCATCATTAATTGTAACTGCAGACGCTTTAAAACTTGCATCAGCCGCAACGGTGTTTGCAAATGTTGAGCCTGCTTTTATGAGAGTTGAACCATAAATTATATTTGACGATGTAATTAATGGTTCACCATTAGAAAAAGATTGTTGCCCAGTTGATGGATTTGACGACAAATACTTGACATACAAGGTATCAGTATTTTGGTCCGACTCAGTTGAGTTTAAAACCTTAACTATTTTTGCAACAACTCCAGAAGTAGCCCCAACTATTTCAACATCAACTAATTTTTCCAAATAAGAAGATACAGGAACCCCAAAAAATGTTGAATCAATTTTTACACCATAAAACTCAAAATCACATCCTATTGCTCCAGGTATAACCATGGATCCTTCTTTAAAAAAGTGTGATCCAAATTTTTCAACTTGATCTTGCAAAATAGACTGGAGAGTGGTTAACTCTCTAGCTTGAACTGGAAATCCAGGTTTAAAAAGTACTTTATGAAAATCCTTTCCTTGATCAAAATCATCAAAATATGGGGAAACATTGAGATTAGTTTGTTGGGGCATATCTTTAGAACTCTATAATAATTTTAACGTCTTCTTTTTGATTTTGAGACCTTGGTATTGAATCCCTATTATCAATATAGATAATGTCTCCAGAATTTGGCTCAATTTCTGGAACAGCAACACCATTGACAAAATTTTGTCCAAGTTTGTATGTCTTACTATTTATTACTGTTGTTGTGCCATTAAATGTAGTATCAATTGACAATCCAAGTGGTGAAGGATTGTCTGGTTGTGCAATTAAAACACTAGCCCCAGCACCTATATTTCCAGTAAAATTAAACTTTCTAAATCCATAACGTGGTGGAATGCCGTATGCGTTTGAAAGAGGTCCACCTTTTGGTTGAGAAAGATATAGTGACCTATCCTGCCATATTTTCAATATTTGTGTTGTATTATCATAAGATGCAACTCTGCCAACAGCGGTTGAACCAACTCCTACCGTTTGAGTGACTAATTCATCATCAACAAACGATACAGTAGAAGCTCCAACTCCAGTCAATTTAATTGCATATAAGGATGAACCTGTCCCCTCAGTATAATTTGAAGAACTTCCATATATTTTTGGTTCCCTAACTATACCGAGTCTAGCAAAACTATTACTTGCTATAGTATCAGGGTTTTCTGCAACAATATTTTCAAATCTAGTATAGAGGAGAACACGAGTAGCTCCGAGTTCTCTGTAGATATTTTTCCCATGACCACCTTTAGGTGGAATAATAACATCAAATTCTGCCAAAGTTGTTGTTCCAATCCCTGTATGTGGAATAAATGATGTTATGTCAACAGTACCAAATGTATAATTAGATCCCTTGTTTGTTACAACAGCATTAGAAATTTTTCCATCAGCTGCAACTGAAATTGAAACTCTTCCACCATTACCATCACCTAATATTGGTATATTGTTGTAAGTGTTTGCCGATCCATATCCAAATCCAGCATTTCTAATAGTAACTACTTCAATAGAACCGTTAATTGAAAAATCTCTTACATCAGCAACATCTATATTATTTTCCCAATCTGATGGTACAGGAATAAAATCTGTAGAATCAAATTTTATAACATCAAGAGGATTAATCCTATACAAATATTTCCAAATATATCTATCACTACCATCTCCAGCTATTTGTGGTATTGGAGATGTATGTGTTGGTTCGTTTAAAGATGGTCTACCATTTGGATTTTCTGGATCAGTGCCATTCTGTAAGCAGATGTATACATTATAATCTTTATTTACGACATAATATCTCGTATCATACAATCTGGTTGATCTAGTATATGGAGATAAATTATTTCTATTGTAATCATGTCTGTACATCTCATAACTTTGTCCAGATATCCACTGATATTTTGGAATAACCTGTCTAATATCTGATGGATTGATCTTTGAAAGAGAAATCATATTACTAGAATATGAATACTCTTGATCAAAATCATCAATTGGATCTGGGATTGTTAGGGACCAGTTGAGATCAACCTCATCGGTCAAAGGCATTCCCAAAAATGCATAGTGAGTTTTTGTTGTTGAACCAATAGATGCAACAAAATCTGAAGCTCTAGTTACTCTAAATTGATCAGTTAAAATGGCCGACATTTTCTAATACTTTTTCTTTATTTATCTTTAAAAATCAATCTTATATGGCAGGAATCGTGTAACCGTTGGTGAACTTGATAATCCCACTAATCCTTGATCAGAGTATGATATAAAGTTCTTGGAATTGGGAAGTCTAGTTCCCTGTATCCTTCCCCAACTATAACTTCCAAAATAATATCCATCAGTTGGAATACCAGCTAATGGGTATGAAGATAATCCAGCAACACTTAAAACATTACAATAAACACGTACATTACCCAACCCATCATCATCAAGTTGTTCTACTTTATAAACATTATCTATAAATGTTGTGCCAATTCCTATCACACTCTGCTCCGAACCAATTACTTCTATTGAGGTTAATCCAGTTCCAACGTTAGAATTATATACAATGAAATAAACTCCAGACTCAATACCAGAAGAAATTGTTCCAAGGTTGCCAAGGTCTCTTAGGGAGAATGATACCATTGGCGATGATGTTCCAATTCCAGAAGAACTTGTTCCAATACCGATAATTTTTCCATGGCCACATGAAATAGATATATTTTCAACATAGTCAACATTATAATCAGTATCTTGAGAAACTATTTTGACTGAATTTGATGCTCTTAAATCGGAATTAAAGTACTCAGAAAGAGAATCAACATATAAAGTAGTGTCGGAATTAGTGATAGATCTTAACAAGAATGATGTTGGTCTTATATTTGGTTCTTGTATCAATCTCTTTTTGGAGTCATACTCTCCAGAACCAGAATTATAAAGATCCTTTTTCTGACGAATTAAGTGGACAGGTCTTAACAATGATTCGTCCCTAGACTGACCGCGGCCGCAATATACTGTAGTTTTGACTGAATTTGATGAATTAATACCAACAACAGTTCTAATACCTTCTTTTTCTTGGAATAACTCAGTGCCAGGTGAATATAATTGAAGAATATCTCCAATTTCAATTGGAGGATCAATATCACTAAAGAAAGTGTCCCCAGGTTCTCCCCTATAGAAGAATATCAGGCACTTGTACGCAGATTTAGGTGGGTTTGTAAAAGTTATTGTTGTACCGCCATTGAAAATATAATCTTTTGATGGTTGTTGAATAACTCCATCAAGCAATACTAATAAGTTAGCAGCTAAGTCTATAGCGCCATAATCACCGCGCTCAATGCTCAGTGGTTCAACTCCAACATCACCCTGCCTTTCAAGAACAAAAGACCTTCTAATATTATTGAACTGAGGTGATATATCAACTAACAATTCAAGATTTCCAACATACCAAGATGCAAATTTATCATACCAAACATTATCAACAGTAATTTGGAAAGGTTCAAAATATGGAGAGTTTAGTGAAGTCGGTATTCCAATAGGAGTTAAAACATCACCAATTTTATAGTTATATCCATTATTTGTAATTTGGAAATCAATTACACTTGAACCCTGACCAACAATTACTGTTACAGAAGCTCCAATACCGCTTAAACTACCAGTTAATGGCAAGTTGACATAACCAACAGGAGAATCAAAAGTAACTATAGGTGGATTTGATGAAGTATATCCTATTCCACCAGAAGTAATTATAATATCAGTTACAATCCCAGCATTAATTACACCATATCCTTCTGCTCCGCTTCCATTATTTTCTGGGTCTTCAAAATGAATATTAACAGTTTGTTGAGTATAACCAGATCCTGGGAAAGTATAATCAGTATATCCCATTCCAGGTGAATAGTATGAAGTGCCAATATTAATACCAAGAACAGTTCCCGCAACACTAACTGTTGCTATCCCAGATGCGCGTATAAGTGGTTGATAACCATATCCTTGAGATGATCCAACAGAAATTATAATCCCTCCCCTTGGAATATCATTCTTATTAACATCCAAATCACTTGTAATCGGAGCTCCTGTTTCTGGATCTTGTCTTCCTGTAAATACTATATTTGTTGAAACGCCAACATCTTCTGAAATATTATAATCAATACCTGGTTTTTGGAAGATATTATTAATTAAAACAATGCTATTGCTTTCTGAAATTCCAATACCAGACAATGGACTTCCATCAACATTCAATACGAATGTTTGCCCTATTCCCGTGAATTGCTTTGATATGTCATCAAAAATTGTATTTGTATCATAAGAAGATTTCTGGAAGAATCTTCCTTGGAAAGAAGAACTTGATCTTATATTTGATTTTGCTAAGAAATCGGATCCTACAGTGTTTGAACCGTATGGAGCATCTTTAAAATAAATGATGTCTTTAACTATGTTATAATCACCCTGATATAATCTAATTTCAGTTCCAGATGTGTGTGAGGATGTAAAGTCTAGGTTAGTTCCCATCCAAGCTCTTCTCACAATAACATCATTTATATTTGGGAAGTTTGTTCCAGTAATATACATGTATTCATCATCAATCTTGATGATATCCCCATTTCTTATTGATGTTATTCCAGTTAAGTTAAATGTTGTCGTAGCAGCACCTATGTTATCACTAAGGTTATATACAATATCAGTTCTGGTTAAAGGTTGTTGAATAATATTATCAATTTGAATTATGCATTTTTTATTTGGATCCAAAGCATCAAGTGTTTGCTTTTCTGCAATGGGATCAATAGACTCATAATAATCTGTAATAGTAATGGCTATTCCACTAAAGGCATCAGATCTAGAAGTTGAAAGTTGAATGCTATTTTCATTAACCTTTATAACAAAAAGTCTTTCTGGCAATTTATCAGTCAGACCAACTCCAGTTATAGAAATTGGTGATATTGATATTCTCTCAGTTCCTATTCCAAGGTAATCATAAATTACTTCTTCGCCAGTCACAAAGAAATGGTCATCAGAGGATCCATCTTCTTTAACAAACGATATTGTAGATGATGTTGTAGCTATTCCAACAGTAGTTATTTGTTTTGAAAATATACTATCAGTATTATGCTTTAAATTAAATGAATATTTGTATCTATTAATCCTATCCTCATACACATAATCACCAACTAAAGCGTTTACACTACCAAAAGATGTATAACCAATTCCGTTTCCAATTTCAAATTCTTCGGAATAAACTTTTACTTCCGTTGCAATATTATATGGGGGAATGAATACCAATCTCACATCATCGTTAACTATTTTAACACTAAATTCTCCAAGAAATTCTTCATTAAAGTAATTAAATCCATATTGGTTGATAAAGACATCCGTACCATCATGTATTGCATTTATAATTAAGTTGCCTCTTTGATCATATTCATTTTGAACCTCAATGAAATACTTAAATGATCTGAATTCCCTCCTATCATTGGATACTATTAATATCTCTGGTGCTGGAATCTGAGTAAGTGCAATATTATTCACATACGTAGATCTAATTTTAACAGATCCATTGCCATCATCTGGATTTGGTGTCAAATATGTGCTAATTCCTGATGATTGTGAAGTAGTAATGCCAACAATATAAAGTTTTGCGATTCCAGTGGTTGTAGCAATTCCAACACTTGGAGTAAATGATAATGTTATATCTCCAGAGATTGGATCAAAACCACTATCAAATTTACCAAGATCTCTAAATGTATAAACATTGCCATAATCATTATAAACAATTTCACCACTCTCCTGCAATACCACATTTCCTTCAACAGAAATATAATCACTGCTTCCAATTGGAAGTAAATAATTTGATGATGCAGTTCCTACCTGTGCTATAAAGTTAAATGATGTATACTTATTTGAATCAAATCCAACTATTTGGGTGGATGATCCGGGTTGTATATTAATATTTTCGGTTATAGATATGCGATCTACGAACCCAGTTTCAAAGTTGCCATATGTAGAGACATCATCCCTTAAAGACAATCTATAAGCTTTTATATAAATGTCAGTATTTTGATCATATGGCGTAAATCTTACCTCAATGAATCCTCTTTCAACAAAAGCATCAAGAGTACCAAACGGCAATTGGTTATATGCTCCAGTATAATCATTAATAAAAACATTAAAATTATCATGAACGAGTAAAAATTCTGCAAATTCGTAACTTTTTTTTCTTGGATCATAGAACTGTATAATGTACTTGCATGTTCTTAGAGTATTGCCATAGAAAGAATCAATTATGGTATAAACAGAATTATCAGCATTACTCCTAAACTCTGAACTTATGTCATCAATAACAATTGCTCTATTCTTATCAGATCTAAAAAAGTCGGTTAATTGTTTTCCGTTAAAGAATACATTTCTTGAGCATGGCCCACTAAAATCTTCAGAAACCATATCATAGTCATGTATTCTCTCAACATCAAGTTGATTAGACAAATCAACTATAGTATTGGTTGTTGATGCAAAACTAATTGGAGCAGGTGTTGTTGATGAAATTATATTAAGATCACTGAAACTCTTGTAACCAGCAGTATGAACCAGTGCGTCTACAGATTCGCTCCATGTCTTTGAATTTAAAGATGATTTTATGGAATAAGAAAACTTTTGATAGTAATTATTATCATGTAACCTTTGGAATGGATTTCCAATTTTTCCTGTCTCCTTCAAACTGCCATTTGCTTTGGTAGACATTTCGGAAACTTGATAATAACCTTCAAAATTCTTAATATCTTTAACTCTTGCTACAGCACCAGTTGAATTGCTACGTATTATGTCACCAACTGATAGAGATCCGGATTTATTGTTTATTCTGAGAGTTAATGTATTTGGATCCCATCCAAAATTCTCAACAACGTATGCGGAACCATTTTCAAAAGTTAATAATTCATTTTTCAAAAATACTTCAAAGTTTTCACCTTCAGCATACTGCAAACTAAACTCTGGAAGATTATCTTTCTTTATAACTCTACCAAAGCCTGAATTTACAATTCCACAAGTTGAAATGCCAGATATTTGATAAGAAATAGTTGCTTGATTCTCAACACCAACACTTGCATTAAAAGCATCTACTGTGAAGTATCTGTAATTATAATCACTAGAATTATATCCAGATCCAGTTCCAGGAATTATGTTTATTCCCTCAACGAATATTTGATCGCCAATAGAAAAAGGAAATGTTTCGCTAGTAAATCCTATAGGTGGTGTTTCTAATCTTAGAGTTACATATTCTGTTAATGAATCGTATTCTGCATCAAGAACTATGATTCCATTATCATTATTAATTGGTAAAGCAATCAATTGTGATTTAGAAAGACCATATCCACTATTAATTAAATTTACAGAAGTGACCGACGATCCATTTAAAACAGATGTTGCTATAATTTCTGAATTAATAAGTCCAGTTTCTTTATTATAAAAAATTATATCTGGTGGTGTCAAATAATTTTGTCCTCCTTTGACAATATCCACCGATGTCAATCTATAAAATTCATCCAATTGAAGAACGGACGGAACATCAGCAACTGGTTTTAATGTTTTGTCGGAATTAAATTCAAAACCCAATGTATTAAGTTCTACTTTTTTAATTCTTCCAATATCTTTTCCAGAAATATAAACATCAGCACCAAATCCCCTTTCGCTATCAATTCTTACAAATTTTGGTGACTTTTGTAGATTTTTTCCATTTGAAAGTATTCTTATTGCACTAATTGGTCCAATATATGTACTTGATTCATTGACATAATATTCATTTAATGAAATACTATCGGTTGTGTAAGAAATACTTTCTGGTTTTTTTGTTAAATTATAACTAAACGAATCTTCTGTTATTTTTTTAATATCAAATACACCATTATACACGGTATCCAAAATTTCTATTTTATTTGTATTTGGAGTAACGGCAGATCTATTTGGAATAATGTTAAGTTTATCATATTCTCTGTCAATTTTTATTTTTTCAACATTAGTTGGTCTTAATTGATAATAAAATGTATTTGGATAATTTTTA